TTGTGTCTGATTTTCCACATTCACCTCGGTCGCCAGGTTCTATGAGTTATGCACCCACATCAGGTATGTTAATTTTATTTCCTAGTGGATTGATGCATATGGTAGAACCCAACATGACAGATAAAGACCGATACAGCATTTCATTCAATATGGTAGTTAAATACCATGGTGATGGAGGTCAATTTGGTGAACCACAAAACTACCATCCTGATGAATTTCTTTTTGAAATAGACGAAAACGGTGACCCTATAATGGGTTGATTTTCATAAATACTCGTATGGAAATCACAGTAGACCCAACCTTTCTTTGGAACTTCTTTATAACAGTGGTGTTAGTGCCATTGGGATTCTTAGTACGTTCAGTTTTATCTGAACAAAAAAGAATTGATATTCTTCTCAATAAAACACGTGAAGAGATAGCAAAAGATTATGTTACAAGAGAACAAATCGAAGCAGATTTCCAACGTTTAATGAATACAATTGAACGTATCGATGAAAAGATAGACAGATTACAGTCTAGAACTTACTTCCAAGATTAAAATTCACATAAATAGTAGTAGAACATTTATTAATGGAACACTACTATGGCAGAACCAAATTCAAAAGCATCATTAAAAGAGTATATCAAACGTAAGTTAGGGGCGCCTGTTCTCGAAATTAACGTGGATGATGACCAATTTGATGACAGAATCGATGAAGCACTTCAGTACTTCAGAGAGTATCACTATGATGGTTCAATCAAAACATATCTAAAACACAGAATAACTGATGCTAAAAAGACTGCAATGAAAACAAATGAGTCTTTTACAGAGAGTGCAGCTGGTACACATGCATATGACGATGAGGTTGTATATCAACAACAGAATTACATCGTGTTACCTGAACATGTCCTTGCAGTTATAAACATATTCCCATTTAATGATAAACATAACATGAATATGTTTGACCTTAGATATCAATTAAGATTGAATGATTTATGGGATTTAACATCAACAAACATCTTATACTACGAACAAGTACAACAACACATCAACTTACTAGACAACATTTTAGTGGGTAGAACTCCTATCAGATACAACACACACATGAATAGATTGTATCTAGATATGGATGTGGATTCAATCTATGACAATGAGTATATTCTCATTGAGTGTTATAGAAAATTAGACCCAACAGATTTCACAGATATTTACAACGACATGTGGTTGAAAAAGTATGCAACCTCATTAGTGAAGTATCAATGGGGAGAAAACTTATCTAAGTTCTCAGGTATTCAATTGCCAGGCGGTGTAACACTTGATGGTTCTGCAATGAAACAAGAAGCACAGGAAGAGATACGTAGATTAGAAGAAGAGTCTCGATTGAACTTTGAAATGCCTGTGATGGATATGATAGGTTAATTATGCCAACAAATGTATATTTCAATCATGCAGTATCGACTGAACAACATCTATACGAAGATTTAGTTGTTGAGTCTTTACGATTCTATGGGCATGAATGTTTCTATTTACCTAGAGAGATAGTCGAAGAAGACAGTATCTTAGGTGAAGACATTCAGTCTACATTTGGTGATGCATACAGTGTTGAAATGTACATTGAAAACACAGAAGGTTTTGAAGGAGAGGGAGACCTCTTCAGTAAGTTTGGTGTTCAAGTAAGAGACCAAGCAACATTTGTTTTATCACTGAGAAGTTGGGAAAGATTTATTTCGTTAGACAGCAACCTTGCAACAAGTCTAAGACCAAATGAGGGTGATCTCATATATTTCCCACTTTCAGGTTCTTTATTTGAAATCAAATTTGTTGAACACGAAAACCCATTCTATCAAGTTGGTAAACTCTTTGTATTCAAGATGCAGTGTGAACTGTTTGAATACAGTGGTGAAGACTTTGATACAGATATCACTAACATTGACTTGGTTGAAGACCAACAAGCATATACTATTGAATTAACAATGGCAGATGGTGGAAGTGGTCAATACTATGTTAATGAAAATGTGTCATTAAACGAAACCGTAGTTGGTGAAGTGGTTTCATGGGATGGTGGTGCAAATAGAAAACTTACCATTAAAGATAACACTACTACACTTCAAGTCGGTGATACACTGGTTGGTGCAAACGGTGCCTCTTATGACATTGCATCAATCACAGATATACTTACATTTGCAAACGATGGTAATGCACAGAACAAAGAGTTTGAAGATTCTGAAACATCATACCTAGACTTCAGTGAAACTAATCCATTTGGAGAACCCTAATGTTTGGTACATATTTTTATAATGAGACAATCAAAAGGTCAATATCAATCTTTGGTACACTCTTCAATAATCTGACTGTAAAGAAGACTAAGTCAGACGGTACAGTATTGTCATCACAAAAGGTTCCGATTTCATATGGCCCAAAACAAAAGTTTCTACAGAGACTTGCAGAAGAACCTAATCTAACAGATGGAAACAGAACTGCAATCTCTCTACCACGTATGACATTCCAGTTAAGTGGTTTTGAATACGATGCAACAAGACAACAGAATAAAATTATTCGTCATTCTAAGACAGTATTAGAAGACGGTAATCTAACAAGAGGTTATCAGTATCAACCTGCACCTTACAATCTAAACTTTACATTGAGTGTTCTTGCAAAGAACGCTGCTGATGGTTTACAGATTGTAGAACAGATAATACCATATTTCCAACCTGAATACACAGTCACAATGAAGATGATTGATGATATGTCAGATGTAAGAGATGTTCCTATTACACTTACTAGTGTCACAATGGATGACCAGTTTGAAGGAACATTCGAAGAACGTAGAGTGCTCGAATATACACTAGAGTTTTCTATGAAGATATACTTCTTCGGGCCTGTGTCTACTGGAAATGTTATCAAGAATGTTATTGAAAGAGACTATATCAGTGACAGTACAGGACAGTTTACCTCAACACAAATCGATGGTGCAGGTCTTATCAAAGAAGTTAAACACTATGAACCTGCATTCGGTGAGACTGCAAACGCAGTATCTAACTCAACATCAGTGACATTTGCCACTGCAATAAATAGTAAGATAAGTGTGGGAGATGAAGTATTTGGAACAAATTTATCAACAAATCCAACTATCTCATCTATTGCATCAGATAGATTAGCAATCGTATTAAGTAATGCAATTACTATCGATGCAAACACTACACTCAAGTTTGTTGGTTCAGTAGACCCATCAGATTCATTTGTAATTGCAGAGACAGTTACATTCTATGATGACGGCACTACATCAACATTTGAAGAAGATAAAACAAGTGATGCAAGTTAATTATGACAGACAAAGTAGACCAACAGTTAAATGACCTGTTAGATATTAGTACAGATATAAAGAAGGAGACTGATATAGTAAAACTTCCTTCTCGTTCTGATAATATCGAAACAGATTACAAATATGCCCGTGAGAACCTCTACAACCTCGTAGAACGAGGACAAGATGCAATCGATGGTATCCTTGAACTTTCCAAAGAAACCGAACACCCACGTGCCTACGAAGTCGCAGGACAGTTAATTAAAACTGTGGGGGAGACTGCAGAAAAACTAATTGACTTACAAAACAAACTTAAAAAATTAGAAGGTGAAGATGCACCTAAGACTCAACACAATCATTTATATGTGGGGTCAACTTCGGAATTACAGAAGTTTTTGAAAAAAAATAAAGACTAAATTATGGACAAATTTGGTTACACACACTTAATGTGTGCATATGACTATTATAGGACTAATGCATATGAGAGTTGGATTCGTGACAATGTGAAAGATAAAGTCGTCTGTGACTTAGGTGCAGGGACTGGAATCTTAATGTGGCTTGCATACATAAATGGTGCAAAAAAGGTCATTGGTATAGAAAGAGAAGTGGAGACTTTGAAACTACTACATTATCGTTTCGATAACATACCTGAGATGGAGATTATTGAAGGAGACATCCATGAGATGGATTATCCTGAGAGTGACATCTACCTACAGGAAAATATAGGAGCACAGTTTATACAAGAGCGTGTTGATTTGCTCTTTGAAAACTGCAGAAGACAAGGTATTATAGATAAAGTATACCCAAACAGGTATAAAATTTTAGAGGGTATATGCGAAGAAGAAACCTTTATTCGAATAGAATCTGATAAAAATTTTATGGAAGGGGGTAAAGATTTTTTTAGAAAGCACAATTTAACACCAAAACAGACATTGGTAGACAGTAAGACTAAAGTGTTAAATACTAAACATGAAGGACACATATCAGAATTTAAGGTGGAGATGTTAAAAGGAGATGCTAATCATATGTTATGGGAAATGAGTTTTGATGGTGATTTTGTAATATCTAACTATCTAACTCCATCTCATTGGAAAGCAAGTTGGGGGTTTTTAGATGGTACAACCTAAAAACGAAGGTTACTTAGGTAACACACTCATTAAACGTGCTGGTATAGACCACCAGTACGATGAAAAAGAGTTAAAAGAATACATAAAGTGTTCCAAAGACCCCTGTTACTTTATCGAATCTTACACTCAAATTATCTCACTTGACGAAGGCTTAGTTCCATTTAAACTACGTGGTTATCAGTCAGGACTAATAGAACACTACAATGCAAATAGATTTAATGTAGTACTTGCATCACGTCAGAGTGGTAAGTCCATCACATCCTGTGCATATTTACTGTGGTTTTTACTCTTTCATCCTGAAGTAAACGTTGCTATCCTTGCAAACAAAGGTGCAATTGCAAGAGAGATGATTGCACGTCTCGTAACTATGTTAGAGTCTGTACCATTCTTTTTACAGCCTGGAGTTAAGATTCTTAACAAAGGTTCAATTGAATTTGCAAACGATTCTAAAGTCGTTGCAGCTGCAACATCTTCATCATCCATTCGTGGTATGTCAATCAACCTACTATACCTCGATGAGTTTGCATTCGTTGAAGGTGCAGAAGAGTTCTACACATCAACATATCCTGTGGTAACCTCAGGTAAAGATTCTAAGGTTATTATTACCTCAACTGCAAACGGTGTGGGTAATATGTTTCATAAGATATACGAAAGTGCAGTACATAGTCAATCAGAGTACAAACACTTCACTATTAACTGGTATGATGTCCCTGATAGAGATGAAGAATGGAAGAAAATGACCATTGCAAACACCTCAGAGGCACAGTTTGAACAGGAATATGGTAATAGTTTCTTAGGTACTGGTTCTACACTTATCAACTCAGATACCCTACTAGGAATGCGTGCTGTGGACTGTGAGTGGGGTCGTGACGGTGTTTCTGTCTATGAACTACCCCAACCTGACCACAACTATGTATGCACCGTAGACGTGTCCTCAGGACGTGGATTAGACTATTCATCGTTCACTGTTATAGACGTATCAGTCAAACCATTTAGACAAGTGCTATGTTATAGGGACAATATGATATCAAGTATGTTGTTACCTGACATAATTAATAAATACGTTAGACCTTACAACGAAGCATTAGTTATTATTGAAAATAATGCAGAAGGTTCCATGGTTGCAACACAATTACACTATGATATAGAGTATCCAAATGTGTTTGCACAAGGGTTACAAAAGGCGTCTGATATAGGTGTAACTATGAACAGACGTATTAAAAGAGTTGGTTGTTCTACTCTCAAAGAATTATTAGAAGAGAATAGACTATCAATAGTTGACCGTGCAACTATAACTGAATTGATGACGTTTGTTATCAAAGGAAACAGTTATGAAGCAGACCGTGGATATAATGATGACACTGTTATGAATCTAGTGTTGTTTAGTTGGTTTGTGACAACAGAACAGTTCACATACCTTACAGACCGTGCAGTAAAGGATTTATTGTATGCAGAACAACAAAAAATGATTGAAGACGACCTTTTACCTCCAGGCTTCTTCCACCAAGAAGAAGAAAGTACAAGTTTTGTAGACCCTAATGGAGATAGATGGTTCATTGAACAATAAATAACGATGTTAAAAGTATTAAACTTATAAATAAAACTGTAAGAAAACTTTTTACATTAACAGGAGAAAAAGTATGGCATTTCAAGTATCACCAGGCGTACAGGTCTCAGAGATAGACCTTACAAATGTTGTGCCAGCAGTTTCATCTACTACAGGTGCATTCGCTGGTTCATTTCAATGGGGCCCTGTTGATGAAGTAGTAACAGTTTCAGATGCGAAAAGTTTAGTCGATACATTCTACGAACCTGAAAATAGTGACGCTGGAGCTGAAGACTTTTATTCAGCAGAGTCGTTCCTAAGATATGGTTCGTCACTTCGAGTAGTGAGAGTAAACAAATCAGGTTTACTAAACGCTAACCAAAGTGGTGGGACTCAACTAATCAAAAATGAATCTAATTACCAAGATATTGCAAGAGATGGTTCTCTAAACGGTACAATCGGTAAATGGGCAGCAAGATATGCTGGTGCTTTAGGTAATTCACTTAAAGTTTCAGTATGTGCTAGTTCAGACGCTTACTTTAATGATAGCGAGACAACTGTTTCCTCAGAAGAGGTTTCAGGTCAAACTACAATTTCAATGACTTCATCCGATGGGTTTGCAGTCAGAGATATCATTAAGTTCGCAAACCATAGTACTAGTTATAGAGTAACTTCAGTTGATACAGATGCAGACACAGTTGTTGTCGAAGCATTAAATCAACCTGCAGGAACAGGTCTAACAGAGACAGTACCTGCATTAACATCTGTTGACAGATATTGGGAGTTCTACAGATTATTCAACAAAGCTCCAGGCAAATCTGCATCTGCCCTCGCAGCAGGTGGTTCAGATGACGAGATTCATGTAGTCGTAGTTGACGAAGACGGAAGTATTTCAGGAACTGCAAACACAGTCTTAGAAACATTTGGTTTCGTATCACTCGCATCGGATTCAAAAGATTCAAACGGTAACTCAAATTACTATAGAGATGTAATCGAAAGATTGTCTCAATGGGTATGGTGGTCAGGTCATTCAACTGCAATGGTCACAACCGCTAACGAACATAGAACACACTTAGTTTCAGCAACAACTGCATTCTTAAGACCTTCAACACCTGAAAACTCATCATTGAGTGCTGGTTCAGATGGTAGTGCAATGACTGCTGGAGAAAAATATGGTGCATGGCAAGACCACTTTGAGGATGCAGAGTCAGTAGACATCTCATTCTTGATTATGGGTTCAGTTGCAGGTGACACACTTGCAGATTGGACATCAATTGTCAACCAAGGTATCTTAGTATGTGAAAACAGAAAAGATTGTATGTTAGTTGCATCACCTTTAAGAAAGGACTGCATCGGAACTGCAAATGGTGAAACTAATCACTTTGCACCAACTTCAGAGTCTAATAGAAATACTAACGTTGTAGAAACAGTAAATACTGCAAGTTCATCATCTTATGTTGTGTTTGACTCAACATGGGTGTATCAGTACGATAGATTCAACGATAGATACGTATGGATTCCTGCAAACCCCCATACTGCAGGTATTATGTCAAGATCAGACCTTCTTAGAGACCCATGGTTCTCACCTGCAGGTTTCTCAAGAGGACAGTATCTAGGAATTACAAAACTTGCTCACAATCCAAAACAAGCATCAAGAGATGACCTATACCGTGCAAGGGTTAACCCTGTGGTTACATTCCCTGGCCAAGGTACAGTGTTATTTGGTGACAAAACTGGATTAACAACAACAAGTGCATTTGACAGAATTAACGTCAGAAGATTATTCATTGTACTTGAGAAAGCAATTGCAACTGCTGCTAAAGCACAACTCTTTGAATTCAACGATGCATTCACAAGAGCACAATTTAGAAGTGCAGTAGAACCTTTCTTAAGAGACGTGAAGAATAGAAGAGGACTAGTAGATTACTCAGTAGTTTGTGACGAAACAAACAACACTGATTCAGTGATTGATAGAAACGAATTTGTTTGTTCAATCTTTGTGAAACCTGCTAAGTCTATTAACTTTGTAACTTTAAACTTTGTTGCCACAAGAAGTGGTGTACAGTTTGAAGAAGTATACAGTGCAGTTTAAGGGAGAAATAAATGGCAACTATAGACCAATTTAAAGCACAATTAATCGGAGGTGGCCCACGTGCTAACCGATTTAGAGTGTTCTTACCTCGTGCAGGTAATAAGATAGAATTCCTGTGTAAAGCTGCACAAATACCACCTGCAACAATCGGAGTAGTACCTGTAAACTTTAGAGGTCACATTCTGAAACTTGCTGGAGATAGAACCTTCGAACCATGGAGTGTTACTATCATCAATGACGTTGAGTTCTCTGCAAGAACTGCTCTTGAAGCATGGCAAACAGAAATTCAAGCATTAGATAGTGGTGAAGGTGCAACAGACACTGATTACTTATTATCACGTGCATACGTAGAACAATTAAACAAAGACGATTCAGTCCTAGCGAGATATGAGTTCTTCAACATGTTCCCAACTTCAATTGGTGCAATCGAACTTTCTTACGAGACAGTAGATGCATTAGAAGAGTTTACAGTTGATTTTGAATTCTCTCACTGGGAAAGAGTAGTCTAAAAAGTGAATAACATCTCTTTTGGGGTGTTATAAATATCAGTATGGAATTATTTGGGTTTGAAATATCTCGTAAGAAAGACGAGTTAAGAACAACGGAGGTCAAAGGGCCTTCGTTTGTTCCACCTGTAGACGATGACGGAACACCTGTCATACAGACACAACCAGGCGGTTTTATCACTGGTGGTGCCTATGGGTCTTTTGTAGATTTTGATGGCAACATTAGGAATGAGGCAGAACTCATTCGTAGGTACAGAGAAGTCTCATTAGTACCTGAGTGTGACTCTGCCATCGAAGACATTATTAATGAGTGTATCACATCTGATTCAGCCGATAGGATTGTTTCACTCGATCTCAGAGATGTTAAACTCTCTGATGGTATCAAGAGAAAGATACAAGACGAGTTTGCTTACATCCTATCCTTAATGAAGTTCAATCAGAACTCTCATGAAATTTTCAGAAAGTGGTACGTTGACGGAAGAATCTATCTGCATAAGGTAGTGAATTCGTCACGTGAGAAAGCTGGTATTGTAGATTTACGAATCATTGACCCTTTAAAAATTAAAAAGGTTCGTAACGTAGAGAAAGAAAAAGACAAAAAGGGTATAGAAAAGATTACGAAGATTGAAGAGTACTTCATCTTCAACGACAAAGGTTTTGACAAAACAGGGAGTGCAGGTGAAGGTGCAACCCTGAAAATTGCACCTGAGGCAGTAACATATACGACTTCAGGTCTGTTAGATTACACTAAGAATGTTGTAATCGGATACCTTCACAAAGCATTGAAGACTGCAAACCAGTTATCAATGATGGAAGATGCACTTGTTATCTATAGGATTTCAAGGGCACCTGAAAGAAGAATTTTCTACATTGATGTAGGTAACCTTCCAAAGGCAAAGGCAGAACAATATCTTGCTGATGTTATGAACAAGTACAGAAACAAACTTGTTTATAATGCACAAACAGGTGAGATAAAAGATGACCGTAAACATATGTCTATGATGGAAGACTTTTGGTTACCACGTAGAGAAGGTGGAAGAGGTACAGAAATTAGTACACTTCCAGGCGGACAGAATCTTTCAGAGATTGAAGATATAGAATACTTCAAGAAGAAACTATATCAGTCTCTGAATGTTCCTAGAAGTCGAATGGAGGCAGACAATGGTTTTAACATGGGTCGTGCTTCTGAGATATCTAGGGACGAATTGAAGTTTAATAAGTTTACGAATAGACTTCAAAAGAAATTTGCAAGAGTGTTTATTGATGTATTAAAAACACAACTTGTACTTAAAGAGATAGTCTCTGCAGAAGAATTTGATACAATCAAAGACTTCATGCAGTTTGATTATGCAACTGACAACCACTTTACAGAGTTGAAAGATGCAGAAATCATGAGAGAAAGACTAGATACTTTAAGTCAAGCACAAGAATACATTGGTAAATACTTTAGTCATGAGTATGTACGTAAATACATACTTAGACAAACAGAAGATGAAATGATCGTCCTCAATAAACAGATTGAAACTGAAAAAGAGGAAGGTGGTGATGACGAAGATGACTTCGGAGGATTTTAATAAATGAACGATGTAAGTAGAAAAGTTGTAGACCAAATCGAACAAGGTCAATGGAACGATGCAAAGGAAACTGCTTTTGATGGTATCAAACAGAAAGCTGCAGAAGTTGTTGACATGAAAAGAGTTGAAATGCAACTAGATTGGATAAACAATCCAACACAAATAGGTGACGATTCCGAATGAAAACGTTTGCATCAATGTCAAAAGAGTTGAACGAATCAAAGTTCAAAGCACCTCGTGACCAAAAAGAGGTTAAGAGAGACATTGAGAAAGTCGGTGGAAAGAAGATTGAAATAGTCTTCACACAAGACAAGAAAGGGAAGATTCATGTCTACCTAAACGGTGATGATTTCACTGGAGGTAACCCTTATAAAGACATGAAACAGGCAGAAAAAGAAACAAAGGACATGAAGAAAATTATGTTACAAATGTCCTATGATGGAATCAATACTGGAGATATATTAGATGAAATTAATATCAGAATTTAACGATTACGCTGTATCACCTATTATCGTTGAAGAAAACGAAGATGGTAAAAAGGATTACTTCATCGAAGGTATCTTCATGCAGTCTGAAATAAAGAACAGAAATGGACGTGTTTACCCTAAAGATGTAATGGAAAAAGAGGTAAAACGTTACGTAAAAGAATTCGTTGAGAAAGGTAGAGCATTTGGTGAGTTGGGACATCCTGACGGGCCAACTATCAATCTTGACAAAGTGTCACACTTAATTACCAAGTTAGAAGCTGACGGTAATAATTATGTGGGACGTGCAAAAATTTTAAGTACACCAAACGGTCAAATCGTAAGAAATTTAATCGATGATGGTGCAAAATTGGGTGTTTCTTCTAGAGGTCTAGGTTCACTAGAACAAAAGGGTGGCGCTCAATACGTGAAAAGTGACTTCCAACTTGCAACTGCAGGTGATATTGTTGCTGACCCATCCGCTCCTGAGGCATTTGTCGAAGGTATTATGGAAGGTGTTGAATGGATATATGAAAATGGTATCCTGAAAGCACGTGAAGTAGAAGAGATGAGAGAAACAATTAAGTCTGCAAAACTCAATAAATTGCAGGAAGTTAAATTAAATGCATGGAAAAGGTTTGTTGAAAACCTTTAACATATAAATAAATAATATAAAACTCAAACAGGAGAAAAGAATGGCAGAGTTAGATAAAAACCTAGAAACAGTTGAAGAAACTGTGGAGGCTATTGAGGAAGGTCAACAACCTGATTCAAAAGCAGAAAAGGGTGACAAAGCGCCTGTAAAACAAGGTTCATCTGATGCCGCTAAAATAGAAAGTGGTAAAGGTGAAGTCGTCAAACCTGAAGAAAATCCTGTTGACAAAGCAGTTGCATCCGTCAAGTCTGCTGAGAAAGGTACTAAAGAAGTTAGTAATGATTCTCAACAGAAAGGTGAGGGTAAACCTGATGCACAACCTAAATTGAAAAAAGTTTCAGAGGGCGAAGATTCTGAAAAGGATTCACCATCTAAGATGGAAACAATTAAGGCAATGGTCAACGCAATGAAGGGTATGGATAAAGAAAAACTTCAGGCAATGTTCTCTAAAGTCAAGGATGACGAAGAGGAAGTTGACGAATCCTTAACAAAGGCAGAAATCGCTCGAAACATCGTTGAACTTATGAAAAAGAAAGAAGACGATGATGTTAAAAAAGTTATGTCTGAAATGGAAGATGAAGACGAAGTCGAAGACGAAGATGATGAGGAAGAAAAAGTAGATGAGCAATTGTCTGCTGACCTCGAATCAGAGTTAGTAGAGATGGAAATAGATGACGACCTATCTGCAATCTCAGAAGCTCTTGACTTATCAGAAGAAAACACTGAAAAAGCAAGAACTATCTTTAAAGCTGCAGTGTCTTCTAAAGTCTCAGAAATCAAGACAGAACTTGAAGAACAATACAACGAACAACTAAAAACCTCGACAGAAGAAGTCAAGAACGACCTTGCAGAAGCAGTGGACAAGTACATGACTTATTGTGCAGAAGAGTGGACGAAAGAAAACGAACTTGCAATCGAAAGAGGTTTGAGGTCAGAAATGACAGAAAACTTTATTGAAGGTCTAAAAACATTATTCGTAGAACACTACGTTGATGTTCCTGAAGACAAGTACGATGTCATTGACGAACTCGCAAATCGTCTCGATGAGATGGAAGCAAAACTTGACAGTGAAGTCCAAAAAAATATGGAAATAGCTGAAGAGAATGATTCACTCAAGAGAAGTAACGTGATCAGAGAAGCCTGCAAAGACTTAACTGAATCACAAAAAGAGAAGATGGTTTCATTATCAAATGGTGTAGACTTCACAGATATCGAAGACTTTAGTGATAAAGTTAACGAACTCAAAGAAGCATACTTTCCAGTTGAAGGTGAAACAATTGCAGAAGAAACAAGGGTAGAGGAAGGAACAGGAACTTTAGAAGAAGAAGCATCTTCAGATAAAGTCACTAACCCAACAATGTCTAAGTATGCTACTGCAATATCTAAATTAAAACCATTAGGTTAATTTAAAGGGGAAACTTAAAAAATGTTTTTATCAGAAAACTTACAAGAAAAGTGGCAGCCGATTCTAGAACACTCTGATCTTCCTGAGATCAAAGACAACTACAAGAAAGCAGTCACAGCAGTAATCCTTGAAAACCAAGAGAAAGCTCTAAACGAAGATAGAGCATCTCTTCAAGAAGCTGCACCTTTAAATGCTACTGGTAGTTCTGCAATTTCTAACTGGGATCCAATCTTGATCTCATTAGTACGTAGAGCTATGCCAAATCTCGTTGCTTACGACATTTGTGGTGTTCAACCAATGACAGGCCCAACAGGTCTTATCTTTGCCATGAAGGCAAGATATAATGACTATCCTTCTGCTGGAAGAGAAAGTCAATCTGAAGCTATGGGTATCAACGAAGTTAGAACTGGGAACTCCGCTACAAACGGCCCAAATAGTTCAGCTGGTGTTGATGCTGATCCATCAAACGACCCATTCGCAGGTGGATATGATACAGATACAGTCGGTGGTATGAGTACTGCAACTGCAGAAGCATTAGGTGATTCATCATCTAACGCATTCAACGAGATGTCATTCACAATTGAAAAAGCAACTGTGACTGCCAAATCCAGAGCATTAAAAGCAGAGTACACACTCGAACTTGCACAAGACCTTAAAGCAATCCACGGTCTAGATGCAGAATCAGAACTTGCAAACATTCTTTCATCAGAAATCCTTGCAGAAATCAACAGAGAAGTTGTTAGAGAAGTAAACCTTCAAGCTAAAACAGGTGCCTCAGGTACTGCTTCAGCTGGTACTTTCAACTTAGACGTTGATGCAAACGGTAGATGGTCAGTAGAAAAGTTTAAAGGATTGTTATTCCAAATCGAAAGAGAATCAAACGTAATCGCTAAAGAATCAAGAAGAGGTAAAGGTAACTTTATCCTTTGTTCTTCAGACGTAGCGTCTGCTCTTTCAATGGCTGGTGTATTAGATTACGCACCTGCATTATCAACTAACTTAAACGTTGACGACACAGGCAATACTTTTGCTGGTGTATTAAACGGTAGAGTTAAAGTATACATCGACCCATATGCTGGTGTTGATTACTTAACAGTTGGTTACAGAGGGTCTAACCCTTATGATGCTGGTATGTTCTATTGCCCATACGTTCCATTACAAATGGTACGTGCCGTTGGTGAGAATACATTCCAACCAAAAATTGGTTTCAAAACAAGATACGGTATGGTGTCTAATCCATTCGTGGGTTCAACTCCAACAAGCGGTCTTGCTACCAATGGGACAAACTTCTACTACAGAAAGATGGCAGTGTCCAACATTCTGTAAGACGAAAGTCTCGTTCCTTAATCGGAACACTAAAAAGGTCTCTCACGAGACCTTTTTTTTGACCTAAATAAAAGTGTATCCAAGTGGATACAATTACACATACACACACAGGAGAAAAATATGAGTAATACTAAATCAGGGTACGAAATCCGTGCCGACCTATTATCTCTCGCAGAGGGAATCATCATCAACAACATCGAAAATGAAAGACAGACCATTCATTCGTGGAATGATAATCATGCTGAATCTAAAAAGGAATTGCCTTTAAGGACTTATTCAGTGCAAGATGTTATTGACAATGCAAAACAATTAAACGATTTTGTAAACGAGAAATAACATAAATAGTATTATGGGGTAGATTTACTACCCCATTTTCAGAGGAATAATTATGTCAGAATATGCAAAAAATGTGAAAGTGTTAGAAGGCCCATGGGAGAGAGAAGCATTCCCTGATGGTGTCGAAACAACCAATGTATTGAGTAGAACTATTACTACAACATACATTCAAGATGGGTATCTTTGTGAAAAGATTGTTACTAGAGAATATCGTGGTGACGACTATCAAGATACAACATCGACAAAAAGGATTATAAAACTTGGCAACAATCAATAAGTCTATACTCAACAAGAACAATTTTAGATTGTTAGTAGACAAAGTACCCACAGTGGAGTACTATGTAAAGTCTGTTAACATTCCAGGCATGTCATTCTCAGAAACTACATCTGCTGCAGGTGTGGGTTTGGATGCATATTTTCCTGGCGACAAAGTGTCATTCGATACACTTGATGTCACGTTCTTGGTAGACGAAGACTTAGAAAACTTTAAAGAAATCTACGATTGGATGGATGCAATTGTTCCTATTGCAAATCCTGAAGCATACTCTGCATACGTAGATTCCATCAAAACTGGTTCAGGTACTTACAGTTCAGTAGAAAATGACCTAAACCAATACAGTGACATTACACTAGTAATGAACACTAACAAAAACGTTCCCAATAGATTCTTCAGATTCCATGACTGTTTCCCTATCTCATTAGGTGCATTAGAATTGGAATCAGGTGCAGAAGCAGAAGCAGTATCGACCACAGTGTCATTCAGATTCACATATTACGAGATAGAATCCACTTCCTAAAACACCATAAATATGGTATAATAGTAGAAAATACTACTATTGGATTTTTATATTATGAATTTAGATGAAATTAAAGAGATGTGGAAAGTCGATTGTGAAATCGATGATATTGAATTAGATAAGTCCTCACTAGAAGTCCCAAGACTTCATGCAAAATACTCAGACTTACTATCCAGTAAGCTCATACTCTTAAAACAATATCAGATGAAATACGATACACTACTTAAAGATAAGTGGTTATGGTATAACGGAAAGATGGATGAGAATCGTATCAAAGAACTGGGATGGAATCCTGACCCATTTGATGGACTCAAAGTCATGAAGAATGACATGAACATTTTTTACAATTCTGATGAAGATTTACAAAAACTAAACGTCAAACTTGAATACCTTAAAATTACCATTGAGTTTCTAAAAGAGTGTATGCAAAACATCACATGGAGACATCAAACTATTAAGAATACAATTGATTGGCGTAAATTTATGAGTGGTGCATAATGATATTAAATAACTACTGTACATTTATAACAGAATTCTTCACAGATGAAGAAGTTGCTCTAATTCACAAATCTGCAGATAAGATACCTGTAGATTACGGTAGAGTTGGTTTTGCAGAAAGTGACCCTGATGGTCTTGAAGAAGATTTCAATGTTAAAAATGAAATACGTCAATCTGAAATCAAATGGTTTGGTAAAAATGGACATGAAATGCCTGAATCTATAGTAAACAAAATTCATGAAGGTGTTGGAGTGATGGTACAAGATGCAGGGTGGAGTAATTGGGAATATGATTACTTAGAACCCCTTCAATACACAATCTATAAACACAGACCTGATGCACCTACAGGAGACTTTTACACATGGCACACAGATGCAGGGCCTGAAGTGTATAGAGAAGGTGGAATGAGAAAGTTGAGTTTTAGTATTCAGTTATCTCATCCTGATGATTATGAGGGTGGTCATTTTGAATATATTGATTCAAAACGTGCTTTTGATACATTGAAATTAAATCAACAAACAATTGATGTTGATAACATCATTCAACCTTTGCCATTCTCTGCAAAGGAAAAGGGTAGCATGATTGTATTCCCCTCATTCGTACATCACCAAGTCAAACCTGTTACAAGTGGTACACGAATCTCATTAGTAGGATGGTTAGTAGGTAAACCATACGTTTAATATGGAAAGAGTAACGGTTCGTAAAGTCGATGATGTCTTTATGCAAGTTAATTGTGATGACTCTCTTGCACGTGACCTTTACGACTTCTTTTCTTTTACAGTGCCAGGCGCAAAGTTTATGCCGTCCTATAAAAATAAATTTTGGGATGGTAAGGTACGACTCTTCTCTCTAAAAACTAAAAAGATTTATATCGGACTACTACCATACGTTGATGAGTTCTGCAGAGAACGTGGATTTGAGTTTGGTGGTATTGAAGATGTCATAGGTGAAAAGACACTCCTTACAGATGAGGATGTTGATTTCTTTATTAACGGTGATGACCTAATTCCAGGCTTGGGTCTTCCATTTGAACCACGTGATTATCAAATAGATGCATTTAAAACTGCAGTGCAATATGGTAGACAACTTCTACTATCACCAACTGCAAGTGGTAAATCACTTATTATATACATGTTGTGTAGGTGGTTTGAGGGAGAAATGTCTTTACCTAACTGTAAGACCGTTATAATCGTTCCTACGACATCTCTAGTGGAACAGATGAGTAAAGACTTTGAGGAGTATGGATACAAAGAAAAAATTTGTAAGATATACCATGGACAAGAAGTGTTTGATGCACCTATTACCATTACCACATGGCAGAGTTTCGCTAAAGCACCTAAAGAAACATTACAGTCATTCGATGTAGTCATCGGAGACGAAGCACACTTATTCAAAGCACAAACACTTAAGAGTATACTAGAGAAGATGTCTTCCACTGGTTTCCGTATAGGTACTACAGGTACACTTGATGGAACTGAAGTTCATAGACTACAACTTGAAGGATTATTTGGGCCTGTCAAAAAAGTTATATCAACTGCAAAACTAATTGAAGACGGAACGATTGCAAATCTTTCTATCGATTGTGTCATACTTCGTCATACTAAACAGAAAAAAATGTCGTATCAAGATGAGATGGATTACTTAGTATCTCATGAAAAACGTAATGAATTCATCTGTAATCTAGTGTACAGTTTAAAAGGCAATACACTTGTACTTTTTCAATATGTCGAAAAACATGGAGTTCTTCTACACGATAAAATGTCATGTCGATTGGGTGAACAATTACACTATGTCTATGGTGGAACCGATACCAAGGATAGGGAGAACGTAAGGGAAATCGTTGAGAAAGCAAATGACAACGTCATACTGGCGTCATACGGTACCTTTTCAACTGGTGTTAACATTAAGAAGATTGATAATGTAGTCTTTGCATCTCCTTCCAAATCA